CCCACTCAGGCTTACCGTCTCCAGGGAGCTAGGCTTTTCTTTTTGCTCTTCTCCCATAAGCTCTTCAATGGAAATTTGTAGAAAATCAGACACAAGCAATAGCTTATCTTTCGGCGGATAGCGCTTTCCATTAGCCCATTTTCCTACTGTTCCGTTGGCGAATTTCAAATCTTTCTCCATTTTTGTAATGGAACTGCCTTGATTTTTACACGATACACGGATGAATTTCACTAGTTCGGGCAAAGAACGCATAAAAAACTCCTCCAATAGCCTAATTTTCTATTGACAACTAGAAAATTAGGCTATATAATAGAGAGCGTAAGGGGCAAACAAAACCAAAGCCCCTGACAATATTATATCGGGCAGACGCTAGATTTTATTCACTTTGTACCTCGCAACTACATAGTAGCATATTTTCTAGTGATTTTCAAGCCCGGAAAGGAGAATTTCTAGTGAATGTTTCAAAAATCGACCAGTTTTGCAAGCTGCACGGGCTGAGCCGCACCGATCTGGAGGCGGCGGCAGGCCTGAGCAACGGCGCAATCGGAAAGTGGGAGCGCTCGATTTACGGCCCCAGTATCTCGCAGCTGCTCAAGCTCGCAAAGTATTTCAAGGTCACACTGAACGAGCTTGTGGTCTACGATGAGGAAGGAAAAAGAAAGGAGAATACAAGTGCCTGATTTTGAAACCTTTTTGCTTGCGCTTGCATCGATTGCGCTCATTGTCGTTGCTTTTGGCTTTTCGTGGGCAATTATATCTGGCCTCTGGTGGCTCATTTGTCACTTTGTCGGATGGCAGTTCACCTTCGGTGTGGCCACCGCAATCTGGATTGTGGCGATGCTCCTGAAATGGGTGACAAGCCATGATTAAGCCTGAACCGTGGACTGGCCGTCTGATTGGCCGAATGCACAACAACCAGATTACAGTAGACGACGTAGCAAAGCATCTTGGATTTTCGAGAAGCTACTGTTCACTGATTTTGAACAGCAAGCGCAACCCTCCCGGCATTCGGGAAAAGATGGAAACTGCCGTCAGCGAGATCATCAAGGAAAAGGAGGACAAAACGGCATGAGCGAATTAAACAATCTCATCCCCGTTAGCTACGAAAACCCGGAGCGCCCCACGGTGAGTGGCCGGGAGCTGCACGAGTTTTTGCAGGTCAAGACGGCCTATAAGGACTGGTTTCCCCGCATGGTGGAGTACGGCTTCACCGAGGGTGAGGATTTCAACCCGCTCAAAATTGAGCGGGTTCAGGACGAGGGCGGGCGCAAAGTCAGCCGAACACTCGATGACCACCAACTCACCATCCCAATGGCCAAAGAGCTCTGCATGATCCAGCGCAACGAGCGTGGCAAGCAGGCCCGGCAGTATTTCTTGGCCGTGGAGGCGCAGTGGAACAGCCCGGAAGCGGTCATGCGCCGTGCGGTGCTTATTGCAGACCGCAAAGTGAAAGAGCTGCAAAGCGTGAACCGCAGCCTGCTGGCCGAGAACAACGACCTGAAGCCGGATGCAGAGTATGCCCGGGCGGTGTGCGTGGGCAAGAACTGCCGCACCACTACCAGCCTTGCCAAGGATTACGGCCTGAGCGCCGAGAAGCTCAACAGCATCCTTCACGGCCTGAAGATCCAGTACAAGACCAGCGACGGCCAGTGGGTGCTATACGCCAAGTATTGCGGCAAGGGCTACACCAAAAACCGCAAATCCACGCCGTTCCAGCACAAGAGCACCGGCGAGTGGGACACCAAGAACACCACCGTATGGACAGAAGCCGGACAGCGCTTTATCTATGAGCAGCTCAAGGCCGTGGGAATGCTGCCCAGCGTGGAGCGCAGGCAAAGCGTGGAGCAGATGGAGCTTGCCGCCCAGCAGAACACCGTCACGGCTGGGAAGTTTGTTAAGGAGGTATAAGCATGAAAAAAGTTATTGTAGGCGTAGTGTCCGTATTGGCAAGCGCTTTGCTGATGGCCGGATGCAATAAGCAGGTGATAGACCTGACGTATAGCTACTCATGGGCGCAGCTGAAAATGCCTGATGGAACGATTGTCGAGGGCAATGTCGAAAGCTGGTGCGACTATGAAGGCGACCAGCTTCAGGTTGTGATTGACGGTGTGACCTATCTGGTTCATTCGTCCAACATTGTCATGTGTCATTAATGCAAGGAGGATCTTTGTGAAAACCACGATGCGCGATAAAGTTTTCCAGCTGATCGGCAAGTATCAGTTCTTAGAAGAGGACTTCCGTTCAAGGTCATTTTTCAAGTCCGGGCCGTTTTGCGGCCCGTATGGCCGGTCGGAGGAAGATATAAAAGCAAAGATGTGTGGCCAGTTCTTGGCCGATTTGAACAAGCTGCTGGAAGAGGACGAAGCTGCAGCAACCCAGGAAGACCCCCGCAAGACCGCCCCGGCGGGCAAGTGGTGCGCGAACTCAGCGGCACAGGCAGCTGAGTTCGCCGCAAAGGAGGCACGGAACAATGGGTGAAGCACTGGCGATCATCATCGCGTTTGCCGCCCTTCTGGGCATCTCGTGGGGCGTTACCTGCACCGCCGTGTGGGCCATCTGCACATTGATGCACTGGACGTTCACCTGGGCCGCCGGAACGGCGGCGAGTTTGCGGAAGTATAGCCGTAAAAAGCACTGCAAAACCAAATTGAAAGAAAGGAGCAGGCCATGCAGAAGCCGAGCCTTACGATAGGCGAATGCGTCCAGATCCTTCGGGACAACAACATCTCAAAGACCGAAAAGGTCCTGGGAGCTCAAATTCAGGCGGGAGTTTTCCCGGAATGGTCAAAGCCATCCGTAGGAACAAAAGAGCCTTGCCCTGACATCTCCCGCGCCGGTTTTATGGCGTGGGTGAAGGACTTTTACAAGCTCGAAAAGGTTTATACAAAGGAGGAACCGAGAGAATGAGAAAGAAACCGATGAATTTTCGACTCATCTTAGCGCTGGACGGGCTGGCTTTGCTGGCAATCATCGGCGCGGTGCAGGTGGTGCGCTGGGCCTGCTCCTGGCTGGCCGTTGCGCTGGCTTACTGGGGCGGCTGGGACATCGCCGAGGCTGCGCATACCGCGCCTTGGATTATTGTTGCATCCACTGCCGGGCTGACAATGTCGCTTTATGGGATGCATGAGGACAACAAACGGTATAAGCGCAGCGGCTACGGCAAAATCGTCCGCAACCACGCCCGCCCCCAAGAGCCGGAGTACCGGCAGAACCGGAGGGACGCATGAAAACAAAAAAGCCCGCCGGTGTTCCAGCACCGGCGGGCCTGCAAGGGGTGATGGCTTCTCTAGCCCATCACCCCGGAGGATAACACATCTGGAGAAAAACTGCAAGCCTGTAACCGATAAAAGAATCGGATTACATAGTCAATCATCATTAACAAAAGGAGACTATCTATGGAAACGAATGTAAGCAGCTTACTCGACATGGCCAACGGGGCGATCAAAGAGCGTCTCGACTATGAGATGGGCCGGGTCATCCAGAACATCGGAGACCCCAACACCAAGGCAGCGGCCAAGCGGACCATCACCGTCAAGATCATCCTTGAGCCGGACGAAGAGCGCCAGCACATCGAGGTAAGCGCCACTGCTTCCAGCACGCTGGCACCCATGCACCCGGTCAAGACTGCGCTTGCGGTCGGCAATGAGGAAGGTCATGTTGTGGCAGTGGAACTCACTCCGCAGATCCCCGGCCAGTTTGACACTTTCGGCGGAGTAGCACCGCAACGCAAAGTCCTCAAGTTCGACGAAATTTACACCGCATAAAGAAAGGAAAACATCATGGACATCAAGAACAGCTTCCTCGCAGACGCAATCAACACTCTGGCCGATTTGGGCAAAAAGTCCGCAGAGCCGAAAGCCCAGACCGTGAACGGTCGCAACTTCCTTGTCACCGGCAGCAGCTACGAAGAAATCGAGCCGCTTGAGCTTCCCAAGCCGGAGAGGGCAGTCACCCGCAGCCTGAATGCTCTGGCCGCGCTGGTAAAGACCGAGATTGATTCCTTCGTCGATCATCCGCTCTACATTTCCTGCGAGAAATACGACCATGTGCGGGTATTCACCCGGCCGAACGCAACTGATGACCTGCACCGCTGGACTCCTTACGAGGCGATTGCCTCTGACCTCCCGCCGATGATCGAGGAGGTACGGTGGAGCTTTGACGAAGCGCAGATCAAACTGCGCTCCATGTTCCAGCGGGCTTCCGATGGCAATACCAATGACGTGGATTACATTCTCAGCCTGCTTTCCCACATGAGCGTAGACCAGAGCGTCAAGAGTGATGACAACGGAGTGACCCAGACCGTACAGGTCCGTAAGGGTGTCAGCTTTGTTGAGACCCAGCGGGTGAATCCCATCGTGAAACTGGCCCCTTACCGCACTTTCCAAGAGGTCGAACAGCCGGAGAGCGAATTTGTTTTTCGCGTCTACGATGACCGCAGCATCAGCCTGACGGCAGCAGATGGCGGGATGTGGAAAATGGCCGCACGAAGCGCCGCGCGGCAGTATCTCCTTGCAGCCCTTCGTGAAGAAGTTGACTCAAAGCGCGTCATTGTGACTCTGTAAGTGCCCATTCGGTCGCCGCAGCTCATGAAACAGCATGAACAGACGCGGAGGGTGGGTATGGGGAATCGTTACAAGAGGGAGATAAACATGAATGGCAAAAACAAGCGCTGGCTCGAGCAGCGGTGGGACATGAACCAGCCCGCCCGGATGGCGCACATCCACCAGAAGAAGGAGAAGAAAAAGGTGAGCACGGTACAGATCTTTGACGCGGATTTGCGTTTTGTCAACGAAATCCCCATGCCGAACACGCTGGCGGGCATCCAGTACGCCGACCAGCTGGCAGCAGAAAAGCCGGGCCGTCTGTACGTCGTTATGGACGAGCACCGGCAGAAGGTTTACCAGAGGTGACGTACATGACTTTAGAGCAAAAGGAACGCCGCAAAGCGGTTCTTCGGTATGCAGTCAGTGCCCCCGAATGGAATCTTGCGCTCAAGCATCGGGCGGCAGCAGAGCTTACGAAATGCGCAGGCCTCTTGATGAGCGTAAGCCAGATGATGCTTGCGACCGACGCGGAGGACCGTTTTTATCCGGGCAGATTAGATTATGGGATGTCTCCGACGGGATATGCAAAAGCCATTTCGGATGCAGAGTACAGCCTCGGCGCAGCCGCTTCGGCGCTGGAAACCGTAGTTGCTTTGGCGGATGAGTCAAACGCCTTCCCGCTTATCAGCTCCACCCAGACCGGCGGGTTAGATGACGCGATGGGAAACATTGAGGCGGCCTACAATTCTGGTCTTGGGTGGCTGGCAGATCTGTGCCGGGTACACGGGATGGATGAGGTGACATACAATCATGGATAAAATGACCATTTACGAGCAGTGCCGGGAAGTCCCCAAAGACGCCCAGAAGCCTATCGCAGCGGGTCGCCTGAAGGGCAAGACCGACATTAACCCCATGTGGCGCATCAAGAAGCTGACTGAGCTTTTTGGCCCGGCTGGTATGGGCTGGAAGTTCGACCCGCCGGTGTTCGAGGAAAAGACCGGAGCAAAGGGCGAAGTTGTCGTGCAGTGCTTTACGAATTTGTACGTCAGGCAGGATGATGGGGAAGCGTGGAGCGCCCCCATCCCCGGAGTGGGCGGCTCTATGCTGATTGCGTTGGAGTCAACGGGGCTCCGAACGGATGATGACGCTTACAAAAAAGCGTATACGGATGCTCAGAGCGTGGCCTGCAAGGCGCTTGGAATCGGCGCGAGCGTGTACTGGAAAGATGAATCCACCAAGTACACCCCGCCTCCGGCCACTCCCGCCCCGGTGTGCACCTGCTGCGGAAAGAAAATCATCGGCATCAAAACCAAGGACGGGAAAAAGATGACTGCTGAGCAGGCAGCAGAACGAAGCAAGGCAAAATATGGGCGTATACTCTGCGTAGAATGCGCAAAGAAACAGCCGAAAGAAGATGGAGGAATGTCTCATGCTTAACCTCGTAGCATTGATGGGCCGTCTGGTCTACGACCCGGAGCTCAAGACCACCCAGAACGGCACCAACGTGTGCAGCTTCCGCATCGCGGTTGACCGCAGCTTTGCCCGGCAGGGCGAAGAGCGCAAGGCCGATTTTATCGACGTCACCGCGTGGCGGCAGACTGCCGAGTTCGTCTGTAAGTATTTCCAGAAGGGCAGCATGATCGCCATCGAAGGCAGCTTGCAGACCCGTCAGTACCAGGACAAGAACGGCAACAACCGCACAGCCACCGAGGTTCTTGCGTCGCAGGTGAGCTTTTGCGGCGGAAAGGCCGCAGAGAAGCCCGCTGTGCGCGATTTCGACCAGCAGACGGAAAATCATGTGCGCGAAGCAAACGCCGCTCACAACACCTCGCAGAAGTCTCAGAACGTACCGGAGTATTCGCAGGGCAGCGCAGACGACTTTTCGGTCATCGACGACAGCGAAGACCTCCCGTTCTAAACCGAGAGCTGCGCTATCTGGCTATACGGGCGTGTAAAGGAGGTGATTGAGTGGCGCAGGACGATAAAAAGTCATTTGTGGCGTATCTGAGCTGGTTCGACGCGCTGGAAGAATACTCCGACGCAGAGGTTGGGCAGTTGATGCGAGCTCTTGCACGGTATGCCAAAACCGGAGAAGAGCCCGAATTTTCAGACCGTGGGATGCGGGGCAACTGGAAATTTATGTGCAGCGACGTAAAACGGGCGTCTGAAAAATGGGATGAAACTCGCAAGAAACGCAGCAACGCCGGAAAACGCGGTATGGCAAAGCGCTGGGGAAAGCCTGACGACATAACAAAAATAACAAACGATAACAATGTTAATGACGACATAACAAAAATAACAAACGATAACAATGTTAATGACGACATAACAAAAATAACTGTAGATGTAGATGTAAATGGAGATGTAGATGTAGATGGGGATGTAGATGTTGTAAAGCGCGATAACACCGCCGCCGTTGATATGGAGTTATCAAAAATCGTTCAGCATTACCAGCGGGCTATCGGCGACTTCCCGCGTTCGGCGCTGGAAAAACTGCAAAAATGGCGGCAGGAGTACAGCACGGAGATGATTTTGCTGGCGATCGACAAGGCCGCAGAGGCTGGGAAACGCTCGTGGAACTACATCAACGGCATCCTGTCTGGCTGGCAGCGGGACCGGATACGCACCCCGGGGGACGTGGCAGCGAATGAGCAGCGCCGACAAGAGCAGCCTCGCGGGAAACAAGCCACAGAAAGCACCGCAGAAGCATACGCAAATATTTTCAAGGGGGTGAAACCGTGACAGTGGAGATGATGACAAAGCTTCTTGCGGACGCTGAAGCCTATTTTGGACGGCCTCAGACCGCAGAGAACCGCGCAAGTATCGCGGAGATCTGGGCGAACTCATCGCTCAAGGATGTGCCGGATAAGATGGCCTATAAGACATTCCACGAGGTGATTTCGGAGTGCAGCTGGCAGAGCCAGCTGCTCCCGGCGTGGAAAAAGGCCGTCGAAAAGGCCCAGGGTGAGCAGATGCTGGCGAAGCACTGCCTTGCTGCCCGCACCCGGATACTCAAGTCCAGGAAAGAAAGAAAGCTTCTTGGGCAGGCAAACCAGAACGGAGGACGAAATGCCTAGATACAAAGTCATCGTAGAGTGCAGCGGCCCGCACGGGAACGCGGCGCTTACATACCGCATCAATACCGCAAGCCGGTTTGCGGCAGAGTTCCGGGCCTGCCAGCTGGCGGGCGACCATTACCCCGAATATCGGGACATCAAACCGGTGAGGACGGAGGCGTTGGATGAACACAGACGTAATGTTTAGTAGCGTTACAGACCAATGGTCAACTCCTCAGGATTTCTTTGACGGGCTGAATGAAGAATTTCACTTCACACTTGACCCATGTGCGGATGAACTAAATCACAAATGTGCCAGGTTTTTCACAAAAGAACAAGATGGTTTGGTTCAGAGCTGGGACGGCGAGCGAGTATTTTGCAATCCGCCATACGGAAGAGAAATAGGCAAGTGGGTGCAAAAAGCATCTGAGGCTCACGCTCTGGTGGTGATGCTGCTTCCGGCCAGAACAGACACAAAGTGGTTTCATGATTTCATCTACCAAAAGCATGAGGTGCGCTTTGTTCGTGGCCGGTTAAAATTTGGCGGACAAAAAAATTCTGCACCCTTTCCGTCCATGGTAGTGATTTTCAGATGCAAAAATCAGAAGGAGGCATGCAAAAATGACAATGACGCCGTGTAAAGACTGCCCTGCACGGCACCCGGTATGCCACGACACATGCCCCAAGTACGCCGAGTTCAAGCGACAGCGGGAAGCGGAAGCCGCTTACACCAGAGAGATGCTAGACACAGGCAAGGTCTACCACTACGATTACGAGGACCGCCACCGGGAGCGGGGCCGCAAGAAGTACATGGGAGCGAACGGAGGAGCGGACAGATGAAAGTGCTTATCGCCTGTGAGGAATCGCAGGAAGTCTGCAAGGCATTTCGGGCAAAAGGCCACGAAGCCTACTCCTGCGACATTCAGGAGCCGTCCGGTGGGCATCCTGAATGGCATATCCTCGGAGATGCTCTAATGGCTCTGAGGGGGGGGCAAATCGTTACGATGGACGGCGTGGCGCATGAAGTTGGGAAGTGGGATTTGCTCATTGCTCACCCGCCCTGCACTTATCTAAGCAACGCCGGGGCAAGGCATCTTTGGAAAGGGCATGAGCTTCAGGCAGACCGTGTGATGCTTGGTATTCAAGGCCGAGACCTGTTCATGCGTTTCTGGTGGGCAGATGTTCCACAGATTTGCATAGAGAACCCAGTGCCAAGCCGGGTATTCTGCCTGCCGAAGTATGCGCAGAGCGTTCAGCCGTATCAGTTTGGTCACCCATACACCAAAAAAACCTGTCTTTGGCTCAAGGGTCTGCCGCCGTTGACCCCAATTAACATTGTAGAGCCTGTTGCTACATGGTGTCCGTCCGGCTCGTATAGTCATAAACACGATGCAAAAAATAAGGGAATGTTTACGACTGATCGGGCGAAGAACAGAGCCAAAACATTTCCGGGAATCGCAAAAGCAATGGCTGAACAGTGGGGTGAGCTATGATGCACCTGACCCTCTACGGCGACCCGCGAACCAAGAAAAACTCTGCCCGCATCCTCAAAAGCCGCTCAGGCGGGCGCTTTGTGGCCCCCAGCAAGGCTTACGTGGATTATGAGACAGACTGCCTGCGGCAAATCAAAAGGCCTCGCAGCCCTATCTCTTCCCGCGTGAACGTGAGGTGCGTGTACTACATGAAGACAGCCCGCCGGGTCGATCTGGCAAACCTCATCGAGGCAACCACGGACATCCTGGTAAAAGCCCGAGTGCTGGAGGACGACAACAGCAAGATTGTTGCCTCCCACGATGGCAGCCGGGTGGAGCTCGACCGGAAAAACCCGAGAGTGGAAATTGAGATTGAATAAATGGAGGAATGAATTGTGCCAAACTGGTGCGAAGGAAAATTGAAAGTCCGAGGAAAAAAAGAAAATGTCGTAAAGTGGCTCACTGAATGTGTGGCTGTATGGAATCCTGACGTTGAGGAAGGCAAGCCACTTTATGATGCTCCGATTTTCAGAAAATACGAAAGCGGCGTTTCCTATACCTACGATGATGACGAGCTTCATGTTTGCGTAAAGCAAGAAGCATACATTGCCGGAACTAGAAGAAACTTTGTTCAAAAGTGTGGAAAGGATTTCTTTTTTGGCGCAAAGGACGGAAAAGACATTATCGTTCTGCCAGTGCAGGCGGCAGGGGCATTTGAATCTGAGCCATACGAAGAAATGTCAAAACAATATGGTCTTGATTTTAGGCTCTATGGATATGAGCGCGGAATGGAGTTTAACCAAGAAATTGAGGTTGTAAACGGAAAAACGACTATAAATCGTGAAATTACATTCGAGGACTACTACTGGGAGTGCCCCGACCCGGAGATGGGAGGCTGATAACATGACTCGCACATGGACACCTGACACCGACACACCAAAGCCTGACATTGGCGCGGACTACCAGACCGTCAAGGCGTGGTTTCAGCAGTGCCGCGACCTTGCGGCGGCTATCGAAGCCCAGAAGCAAAAAATACAGCGCATCCGGGACGTGGCCGAAAAATGCACCCAGAACCTGAGCGGGATGCCTGCAGGTGGTGGCAATGGGGACAAGGTGGGCTTTGCTGTAGAGCAGCTGGACAACGAGCGCCGACAACTTCAGAGGATGGAGACGGACCTATGCAATCTGCGTGTCGAGGCCACCCGGCGGGCATACTGCCTGATAGCCGAGCCGGAATGTGCCGAATCGATTTGCGAGCACTATGTCATGGGCAGGTCTCACAAAGAAATCGCAAAAGAAGTCGGCGTGTGCGGGGCAGATGTGGTCTACCGGCGAATCAAACGCGGATGTATGGCCCTGGCCGAGATATGGGACGAGTTTTCTGACGTGCAAAGTGTACAACATGCACAAGAAAACACAGCGTGATTTTGGAAGGGGTCAGCTCTTTTCAAGTCTGTAAGCTTAGATGTAAAATTCTAATAAGCGGTTCAGCGCTAAGCGGTAGCCGCTTGCCACGCAGCCTCCGAAACGGTTCCTTCCTTGTGACAGGTTTTCATGCTTTCCTGTTCTCCTTCACCGTTTTGCGGGCTGCTTCTATGCGATACACTGACACAAAGGCAGCTTGTCGCTCACGAGAGACAAGAGGCGGTTCGATTCCGCCGTATCGCACCGTATGGCGCATGGACTCATCCCCCACAAAGCTGCACGCTTAACCTCCCGTGCCACGAGAGAAAGCTTTGAATCCCTGAGGGTGTGGGTAGACTTCCCGACGGGATGTGCGTCAAACAACAGCCCTGGCGGAGAACCAGGGCTGTTTTATATGGCCGCCTGAGCGCAGTACGGAGCGCGTGTCAGCTGAGATATTGCTGGCTGGTTCGAGTCCAAGGGCGGTGTTTTATACTCCGGTAGCTCAAGTGGTAGAGCGGCGGTCTCCAAAACCGCATGTTGCAGGTTCGAGTCCTGCCGGGAGTGCTTGCATGATCTGACGAGAGCGGGGAGTGCAATAGCGGGGCATCCGGCCGCGAAAGTTCCGGGTGCAGAGGCTTTGCACCCGACAAGCAAGGCCTCTTATTTTGATATTTTGACCGTTCGGATTTTCCGGGCGGTTTTTCTTTTGCATGAGTTTAGAGAGGTGGTGGCGGTGGGCGCACGGCGGCTGACAGATAAGCAAAAAAAGAAGATCGTTGCGGACTATGTGCAGCTCCAAAGCTACCGCGCAGCCGCAAAGCTGAACGATGTTTCGGACGCGACCGTCAAGAAAGTCGTAAAGGAAGACCCGGAGAGTGCGCGCTTGTGCGCACAAAAAAAGCGGGAAAACTCGAAGGACATGCTTTCTTACATGGAGAGTAAGCAAGGGGAAGCACAAGAGCTTCTCGGGCTGTATCTGAAAGCGATGGCGGACCCGGACAAGATTGCGGAAGCAACACTGCCGCAGCTGTCAACGGCGTTCGGCACCATCGTGGACAAGTTTGCCATGCTGGGAGATCAAAGCAGCATAGAAGTCCCGGACGATGGGCTTGTGGAGGCACTGAGCGCCGCCGCTGACTTCAGCCCGCCGGATGACGTGGAGATACTGCCAAAGGAAGAGGACGAAAATGCGGAAAAGTAACGGCTTTCGCTGGAAAGCCCTCAGCCAGCGGCAAAAGCAGGTCCTGAGCTGGTGGACGCCGCAGAGCGCATACAGCGGCTACAACGGCATCATTGCCGATGGCGCCATCCGTTCGGGCAAGACCTTTGCCATGAGCTTTTCTTTTGTCCAGTGGGCCATGACCTGCTACAGCGGGCAGCAGTTTGCCATGTGCGGAAAGACCATCGCCAGCTTCCGGCGCAACGTGCTGGGAACGCTCAAGCAGCAGCTTGCGGCCCGTGGTTACAACGTCAAGGAGCACCGGGCCGAAAACTGCATGACCGTCAGCAAGGGCGGCAAATCTAACGAATTTTACTTTTTCGGCGGCAAGGACGAGAGCAGCCAGGACCTGATCCAGGGCATCACCCTGGCCGGTGCGTTTTTTGACGAGGTGGCTTTGATGCCGCAGAGCTTCGTCAATCAGGCCACCGCCCGCTGCTCTGTCACCGGGTCAAAGTTCTGGTTCAACTGCAACCCGGGCAGCCCACAGCACTGGTTTTATCTGGAGTGGGTGCGCAAGTGCCGTTCCCGCAAGATGATGTATCTCCATTTCACGATGGACGATAACCTGTCACTTGCCGAGGACATCAAAGAGCGCTACCGCAGACAGTACAGCGGCGTTTTCTATCAGCGCTACATTCTGGGCCTGTGGACGGTGGCTGAGGGCCTTGTCTACGATATGTTCGACCGACAAAAACATATCATCGACAAGTTGCCGGAGCTGTCCCCGAAGAGCGCCTATGTGGCGTGTGACTTCGGTACTCAGAACGCAACGGTGTTCCTGCTGCTCCAAAAACAGGCAGATGTAGACCGCTGGATCGTCACCCGGGAGTATTACTACAGTGGTCGAGAGCAGAAGCGGCAAAAGACCGTGGGCGAGTACGTCACAGATCTCAAAGCGTGGCTGGATGGACTGAAACCGGAGCGGGTCATCGTTGACCCCTCTGCCCTGCCCCTGATTACAGAGCTGCGCAAGAACGGCTTTACCCAGACTCCTGCAAACAACGACGTTCTGAGCGGCATTCTGGACGTGCAGACCATGCTGCAGACCGGGCGGCTGAAGATATACAAAGACTGCAAGCACACGCTGGAAGAGTTCGGCGTATACGCTTGGGATCCAGATAAAGACGACACCGTGCTGAAGGTCAACGACCACTGTATGGACGCCATCCGATATTTTGTGCGCACGAAGCGCCTTGTGAAACTGAGGGATTGATTTTGAGCACTGTATACACATTCCAGACCTTTCAGCAGGCGCAGGCCGCCGGGGAGCAGCCTGATTTTGTCCGGCGGTTCGTGCTGCAGCACTGCGCTTCCGGCCCTTACAGGATGGCGCTGGACGCTGACCTGTATGACGCCCAGAAAAACCCGGGGGCTGAACGCTTCGCGCAGGCTTACGCTTTGATGCTGAAACGCCTGTCCAAAAACACAAAGCAGGATGTCCTGCACCCCGATATGGTCAAGAGTAATCTTTTCCGGCGGCTCAACAAGCAGAGAGCCACATACTCCCTCGGCAACGGCGTGGTCTTTGCGGACGATGACGTAGACAAGGACAGGCTGGGGCAGAACTTTGACGAGCAGATCCAGAAGGCCGGATATTTCGCCCTGATCCACGGAGAGAGCTTTGGATTCTGGAACAACGACCATCTGGTGGTTTTCAAGCTGACCGAGTTCGCACCCCTGTACGATGAAAAGACAGGCCTTTTGCAGGCTGGCGTGCGCTTCTGGCGGCTGAACCCTGACACGGATATGCACTATATCCTGTACGAGCTGGACGGCTTTACCGAGTACACGGAAAGCAAAATCGGCAATATGATGAAGGAGACCGTAAAAAAGCAGGCATACAAGAGCGTGACCGTCACCACACCCGGCGGCGGGCTGGAAAGCGTGGAGGGCGAAAACTACAGCGCTCTTCCCATTGTGCCGCTGTGGGGCTCCGACCTGCACCAGAGCACCCTTGTGGGGCTGAAAGCCTACATTGACAACACCGATCTGGTGATGTCCGGCTTCTGCAATGACTTGCAAGACTTTTCGCAGATCTACTGGCTGTGCGAGAACTTCAACGGCATGACCGATGGCGAGCTGCAGGAGTTTCTTGTCAAGCTGAATCTGTACCACATTGCAGGCGCAGACACTAGCGAGGGCGGCAAGATCACCCCCTATACCACCGAGATCCCTGTGACGGCCCGGCAGGCTCTGTTGGAGCTGCTCCACACACGGGTATATGAGGACTTCGGCGGGCTGGATGTGCATTGTGTCAGCGCGGACAGCACCAACGACCATCTGGATGCAGCTTATGAGCCGCTGAACCAGAACGCGGACGACTTCGAGGCACAGATCAAGCCGTTCATCCGGCAGATCTGCGCACTGGCTGGCTTTGACAACGCTATGCCGGCATTCAACCGCAGCAAGATTACCAACACGGCTGAACAGGTCGCAACGGTGATTTCTGAGGCGCCGATCATCGGTCAGGACATGGCCATTGACCTGCTGCCCAACCTGACCCCGGAACAAAAGAAGCAGGCCAAGGCCGCGCTGATGGCTGAGAGCGCAACGAGAGAGGCCACGGACGAGGAGGACGAAGATGAACCTTCAGGAATTTGATAATTTAGCAAAATCCGGCAGAGTGAAAGCAACGATTAACGTTTCGGTTTTTAAGATTCCGCGATATGTCGATAAGGTGTGTGGCCTTTCTTCTGGCTTTATCCGATTTCGATTTAAGGGAGACAAATTTGATACGATGTGTGGGCTCGGTGGCGTTAGATTTATGATCGAAGAAAATGAAACAGACCGACCGTGACCGCATTTCTACCCGCCAGCTGAACCGCCTGCGCCGCCGTATCCTCCGGGTGTACGGCACTGCCCGCCGGGAGATGCAAAAGCAGCTCACCGATTTTCTGAAAAAGTACCGAGCTTTGGACGAGCGCAAGCGGGCGCAGCTGGATGCAGGCGAGATCGCCGAAGAGGATTACCGCATCTGGCTGCAGAATCAGGTCTTTCAATCTGATTTGATGCGGGCCAAGCTGGACGGCATCACGCAGACCTGCACCACAGCCCAAGAGACGGCCTACAAGCTTGCCCGAGATGAACAATACAACATCTTTTCTTTTGGCGCAAACTGGGCTTTCTACGAGCTGGAACAGGCCGCAGGCGTGACGTTCGGGCTGACCCTGTACAACACCGAGGCGGTGCGGCTGCTTTTGCAGGAGCGCCCCCGGCTTGTGCCCAACAAGCGTATCAAAAGCGAGAGCAACAAAACCTATGATGCAAAGGTATTCAACCGCTATGTCATGCAGGGTATCGTGCAGGGCAAGAGCGTCCACGACATCGCCGTGCAAGCCGTAAACGGTATGGCTGATACAGAGATACACTGGGCCATGAATAACGCCATCACAGCCCTTACCAGCGCCCAGAACGCCGGGGCGTTGCAGCAGATGCACAACGCCCAGGCTTTGGGCATCGAGGTCAAAAAGCGCTGGAACTCCACCCACGACTACCGCACCCGTGAGATGCACCGCCTGCTTGACCAGCAGACAGCAGAGCTTGACGAGCCGTTCAAGGTCATGGGATACGAGATTCAGCGCCCCGGCGACCCCAACGCCGCCCCGGAGATGGTCTACCACTGCCGCTGTGTGCTGTCCTCTGCGCTAGGCAGGTACCCCCGGCAGAACGCCATGCAGCGGGACAATGTGACCAAAGAAGTCACCCCCGTCATGGATTACACCGAGTGGTACAAAGCTAAAGGCGGCACAGAAGCCGAGCAAATGTGGCGGGCGGAAGAGCGAAAGCGAAGAAAGGAGAGTTCCCAAAATGAGTAAACGAGGCTCTGGAAGTTCTACAAGGGCGAGAAGTGAGAAGACTACGCTTGATGAATTTCTCGCAAAACGTGGCTTAAGTTCGCCCATCAGCGATTACATGGACGATAAGATGCGTATTCCTCACGGCTTGACACGCCGCCAAACGGAAAAAATGCAAAGGGAAGCCCACGAGGCTGCTGCACAGTATTCCGCAAGGCGAGAGTCTGCTATTGCAGAATACAAAGCGGGCGTTGCGTCTGGCACAATCAGAGAAAAGAGCCGTGTTGAAGTTTTGATGGGCAAAGCGAAAGGGCATCCTGACAATCCTTCCACACAGGCAGCACGCCGTGCGCTGGAAAAACGTGGTTACAACTGGAAAACAGGAAAAAAGCTCAAGAAAAAGTAAGGTTTGGAGGGATGAACCGTGATTCTGCCAATGGAAAACACCGAGAAGATGATTTTTCCGGGCGTGGGCAAGTATGGCATCCCTGAAATCAAGCCGGAAACGGACATCCGCATTGACAAGCTGGAATGGATACCCGTCAATTATGCGCTGACAGCCAAAGACAAGGCCACAAAAGGCGTGCATTTTTACAAGGACGATTACCAGTTTGAACGGTTTTGGAACAATCCAGACAAGTACATCCCGCTTTTGCAGCAGTTCGGCGCGGTATGTTCGCCGGATTTTTCGCTTTACAGCGATATGCCGCTTGCGGTGCAGCTTTTCATGCACTACAAAAAACACTGGCTGGCGGCATACTGGCAAGCGCACGGCATCCACGTCATTCCAACGCTCTGCTGGTGCGGCGAGCAAAGTTATGACTGGTGCTTTGATGGTGAGCCGAGAAACGCCATTGTGAGCATTTCCAGCCACGGAACACAATCTGACTCATACGAAGCGGAATGCTTTGCCAAGCACTGCCGCAATGCACTTGAGGTTCTGCAACCAAGCAGCATTTTGTGGTACGGCAAGTGTCCGGCAGAATTTGACTGGAACGTTACCAAAATCAAGCCATTTCAATACGAGAGGAGACATTACCGTGAGTAAAAGAGGTTCGGGCAGTTCCGAGAGAGCAGGCAACGGAGGAATAGCTGCTTTTAACGCGGCGTCGCTGCCGATTAAGGGCAGCGAAAAACAGGTTGCTTGGGCGCAAGATATTATTCAGAGCTCTTTTGATACGATGGATGCAAATATCAAGCGCATGGAAGAGCAGAACAAAAAAGAGATTGCAGATTTCAAGCAAAGGCATCCGAGCAGCAAAATGACGGCTGAGCTCAAAAGCAGAATTACTGCGGACAATGACGCTTGGATTGCGGCTGCAAAAGAATACCGGAGCGCCAGCGCTCAAAACTTTTCCCAAATGAACGAAATCCCGGCAAAACAGGTCATTGACAGCAGATATAACTTCTCCGGCGAGGTGATTTTAAGAAGCATCAATTACAACGCAGAACAAAAAAAGCGTAAGAAATAACCATGAAATTTAACTACGACATAAAATTCAACGACAACACCCCGCAGCTGCATGAGGCGCTGGATTCGTGGGAAGAGCGGGTGCTGACCCTATGGGGCATGAAGGTGCAGGACTACGCCCAGCTGCTTGTACCCACCGGCACGGCAGACAGCACCGGCATTGAGGGCTATGTAGGCGGTGCGCTCAAGCAGAGCCTGACTTTTGCCGTAGACCTTGCAAAAAAGACCGTGACCATCGGCTCAAACTTGTTTTACAGCGTCTATGTGGAGCTGGGAACGGGTATCTTTTCCGAGAAAGGCAACGGACGCAAAACGCCATGGGTATGGAAGGACTTCAACGGCAAGTGGCACTTTACCCGGGGCATGAAAGCCCGCCCGTTCCTGCGCCCGGCGGTGGAGGACCATATTGACGAGCTGCGAGAGATCGCAGTGGAGGAAGGGAACAAGGAGGCGTAATTTATGAATTTGGAGAAAATGTTCAAAACACCAAAAGAAAAGTTCCTGCCCGATGATGTGAAAACTGCGCACTGCGAGGCAGAAGACCTTTTCCTTGAGCTTGCAACGCAGCTTGACGCACTTCCTGAAAGCCGAGAAAAAAGTCTGTGCATGACAAAATTACAGGAAGCGAAGTTTTGGGCGGTCGAATGTATCACCAAAGTTGCACGCAAAAACTGAATACTCAGCGGTTGGCGCACAGCGTCAGCCGCTTTTTTATGCCGCTTTAGCTCAGGTTGGCAGAGCACCGGATTTGTAATCCGGGGGCCGTGGGTTCAAGCCCCACAGGCGGCACCACACCGGCAGCACGTCCGGCAACCGCCTACAAAAAGTAGGCAATTCACAAATCCGATGGCGAGCACGCCAGCCCGAGCAAGGGCAGAAAGGACTATCACATGGCACTCAAAAGAGCTGACATCCGCACGATTCTGGAGAACACCGAAACCTCCAACGATGACAAGGCGAAGGCCATTCTGGACGCCCTGCACAAGGAGACGGACGAACTCAAAGACCAGCTGGATGCAGAAAAAACAGCCCGCACACAGGCCGAAAAGGACCGGGATGCAGCCAATGGCGGCAAGCAGGCCGCTGAAAAGGCGCTGACCGACTACAAGGCCCAGCAGACCCAGAAGGACACCCACGCAGCCAAGGAAGCCAAATTCCGGGAGCTGCTGAAGACCGCCGGGGTGCTGGACAAGTACGCAGACCGGGTCGTGCGGCTGTCCGGCGAGGACATCGACAAGCTGGAGCTGGACGAAAAGGGCGAGGTCAAGGACGCCAAGAAGCACGCCGACAGCCTGAAAGCTGATTGGAGCGACTTCGTAGGCACTACGACCACCACCGGCGCAAAAGTGGACACCCCTCCCACCAACACCGGCTCCAAAATGACCAAAGACCAAATTTTTGCAATCAAGGATTCTACCGAACGGCAGGCCGCGATTGCAGCAAATATCGACCTGTTCAATGGGACAGGCGATGGAAAGGACTAACTTATGCCTGCAAAAACTAATACTGTGATGGCCGCTGACATTCAGACCACTGCACGCGAGATCGACTTCGTGACCCGCTTCGGCCGCAACTGGGAACATCTGCGCGACATTATGGGTGTCACCCGCAAAATTGAAATGCTTCCCAACACGGTGCTGAAGAGCAAGTACGCACAGGGCACCTTGCAGGACGGCAAAGTCGGCGAGGGTGAGGAAATCCCCTACAGCAAGTACACCGTCAAGACCAAGGACTATGAGAAGATCACCCTCGAAAAGTGGGCCAAGGGTACGACCGCTGAAGCCATCCTCGAAAACGGCTACGAGAACGCTGTTCAGATGACCGATGACGAAATGCTGAATGACCTGACCGCCGATGTGGCTGGTCGCTTCTACAAGTACCTCAATACTGGCACCTTGAAAGGCACCTCTAAGACCTTTCAGGAGGCAATGGCAATGGCAAAGGGCCGCGTCCTGAACAAGTTCAAGACTATGCACCGTACTGCTACCGATGTTGTGGCGTTCGTGAATGTCCTGGACGTGTATGAGTACCTGGGCACCAGCGCCGTTATCAACGAACAGAGCGAGTTCGGCTTTAACTACATCAAGAATTTCATGGGTTACAAAACCGTTTTCCTGCTGGCAGAAACCGAAATTGCACGCGGCAAGGTTATCGCCACCCCTGCGGACAACATCGTTCTGTACTACGTCAGTCCCACAAACTCCGACTGGGCTCGCGCTGGCTTCCGCCTCACCACAGACAGCAAGACCGGCATTGTGGGCGTAAACACTCGCCCTGACTATGACACCTTTGTCACCGTTATCACCGCAATCATGGGAATGACGCTGTTTGCCGAATACATCGACGGCATCGCAGTTGAGACCATTACCCCGGCCGAAACGGTCTGACCTGCAAGGGGGTGACTTTGCATGACCGTCCCTGAGCTGTGCGCACTGACGCACAATTTCTTTGACCGGGCAGACGACCCCATTGCCGGGGAGTTTGCCTTTGAGCCGGATACCGTTCCAGCCGGGGTGGTGCCGGGGCAGTATTTCCTCGTGTGCGGATCTATCTTCAACGATGGCGTGCACAAGGCCGGGGACGGTGATCTGACCGCCGAGACCTTCACCGGGACGGTGCAGCCTATGCGCGTGCCGCCCGCCTTTGTGGCGCTGGCTGAAAAAATCGACGCATACGACAAGGCGCTGCCCTCCGGCGGAGTGTATGTGTCCCAGTCCTTCGGCGGCTGGTCCGGCACGATGGCTACAGGCGCGGACGGTCTTCCCGCAGACGGCAAAACTAAATTCCGCGCCGAAATCAACCAGTGGAGGAAGATGTGACATGGTCAATCCGTTCACTGCATCCACCGTGATGCAGAGCTTTACCAAAAAATTCTGCTTCCAGACCCGCAGCTATGAGCCGGATGGCGTCGGCGGCTTTGTGTCCGGCTGGACGGACGGCCCGGAATTTGAGGCCGTAGAGCGCCACGACACCACCGTGGAGGCTCAGGTTGCAGAGCAGGCGGCTACAGCGTCCACCTATACGCTGCTGGTCAACACCGGTGTGCCTCTGGCTTTCCCGGACTACATCAAGCGGGTGAGCGACGGGCAGACCTTTCAGGTGACGAGTGCAGCCGATGAGGGCAACGCCCCGAAAGAATCCGGCATGGGTCTGCGGGCCGTCAAGTGCAAAAAGGCGGTGCTGCCGTGATGGGTCCCTCTGAGAGCATCAACCGGGCGCTGAACGCTTTTTTTAACGGCTTTGGCATCCCCGGCTATCTGGAAGATAACATCCCTCCCAGCGCAGAACTGCCGTATCTGACCTATCATCCGACAATTCCCGGCGGCTGGAATGAGCCCGGCACCTTCCACGCCCGGCTTTGGTACCCGAGCGCCAAAGGCCGGGCGCCTGTTTTACAGACCGAAGACAAGATAAGCGCAGCCCTTGCAGATGGCTTGACCATCGAGTGCGAGGGCGGCGCTATTCTTTTGCGCACAGGCTCACCGTGGGCGCAGCCGCTCGACAACCCGCCCGAGGGCTATCTGTGCGAATACCTCAACTTTGAGCTTACACGGCTTATCCCGTGAGAAAGGATCCTTTATGCCTGAAACTCTGGCAAAAAAATTCGCGGTCAATGTGCTGACCCCGGATGCGTTCAAGAGCATCCCGAAAGGCTCCGGCAATCTGCTTTCCACATTTGATCTTTCCGCTCCCAAAATCGACAGCACCAATGTCGTATGCGCCACGCAGGGAGGCGTGACCATCTCTTACAGCAACAGCATGGAGGATACGCTGGCTGACATCGACAACGCACCCACCAACACCAAGCAGGGCAATGAGGTCACCGGAACAACCGCCACCATCGCCTTTACCACTCCCAACGCAAGCCCCGACGTGCTCAAGCTGGCCATCGGCACGGCTGACATCGATGCAGACGACCCCACCCATGTGGTCCCCCGCATCGAGGCTGCCCTGAAGGACTACAGGGAGCTGTACTGGGTTGGCCCTATGATCGGCGGTGGCTTTCTGGTTTGCAAAATTTTCAACGCCCTTTCTTCCGGCGGCCTGAGCCTCAAGACGGCTCACCGGGGCGGCGGCTCCATGCAGATCACTCTCACCGGCTACGCTGACCTGGAAAACCCCACTCAGGCCCCCATGGAATTTTACTCGATCGTCAAGGCCCCGACCGGGGACTAAGGAGGACATATGCGCAATATCATCGATCTCGACGGCACCGAATACCTCAAGCGCACCTATGAGTGTGCGCAGGCTTATAAAAAGTACGTGGCAGACTCCGGCGTGATGGACATTCTGGGCCGCGAGCCGGAACTGACCGGCACGGAGACGGACGCAGAGCGGCTGGAAAAGCGCCGGGCGCAGGCTAACAAAAACGCCGTGGACATGACCAAGCTGCTTTACACGGACAAGGCAGATCTTACCCTCGGCATCCTGCCCCTGTTCGTGGTGCTGGACAAAGACGAGGAGCAGCCGCCTACCCGGGTGCTGGCCTCTGCCATGAGCCGGGCGCTCCGGGATGTAGATTTCATGGATTTTTTTCAGTCCTTGATGTGATCGGCGCGGACGGCTACCGGCGGCTGGTATCCACCATCCGGCTGGATATGCTCCGGCTGCTGGGCAAGCCGTACATCATGGAGCATATCCGCGCCGAGGTGCGCAGGCATCAGGAGGCGCAGCTTTTCCGGGACTATGTGGCCGACGCCATCGGGCAGTATCTCGGCATCCTGCCCCTTTACTCCGGGCTTGCATCCAGGCATTTCCCCCTGCTGCACACAAAAGAAGACACCCGCACGGCGGAGCAGATTACCGCCGACAATGCAAAAGCTCTGGCAGAGCTGTGCGGAGGAGGTGAAACGCCCTGAACATCTTTAATCTGGAGGCGACTCTGTCGCTGGATGATTCTGCTTACCGGCAGAGCATCCAAAACGTGCAGAACAGCACCAAAAGAGTTGTCACGGAGCTGGGCTCCGAGTACAGCAAAGCAGCGCAGAAAGTCGCCGAGCTGACAAAGCGATACAACGAATCGGCTGAAAAGACCGGGCGCACCTCTGCGCAGACCAAGGAGCTGAAAGCTGCTCTGGCCTCTGCCCGAGCCGAGCTGAAAGAGACCACCTCGGCTCTGAAATCGGCTAACATCGGCATGACGGAGTTTGGCGGTTCATCTGAGACCGCCAGCGGCTCTCTCACCGGAGCCATCATCAAAGCCAACCTGCTTACCGGCGTCATCTCCAAAGTAAGCTCCATGGCCCTGTCTGCGGCCAAGGATTTTATCCAGACCGGTATCCAGTATAACGCCCAGCTGGAAAGCTACACAACCGGCTTTACCAACATGCTGGGCAGCGCTGAAGCGGCCAAAGCGGCCATGGACGCCATTCAGGAGGATGCCGCCCGCACCCCCTTTGATGTGGCGAGCCTGACACAGGCTAACCAGCTTCTCATCAGCGCCGGTGAAAACGCGGGTTACTCCCGCAAGGTCATCATGGCGCTGGGCGACGCTGTTTCGGCTACAGGCGGCGGCAATGCAGAGCTGTCCCGCATGTCGGCAAACTTGCAGCAGATCGCCAACGTGGGCAAGGCGTCCGCCATCGACATCAAGCAGTTTGCCTATGCCGGTATCAATGTCTATCAGGTTCTGGCCGACTACACCGGGAAATCGGTGCAGGAAGTCCAGAACATGACCATCAGCTACGATACCCTGTCTCAGGCACTCATCGCGGCCAGCGAAGAGGGCGGGCGATATTACAACGCCATGGACACCCAAAGCCAGACCATGAATGGCCGTGTGTCAACCCTGAAAGATAACGTGAGCCAGTTGGCTGGCCTTATGACCGGCGATTTGTCCAATGGCATCGGAATGGTCATCTCAAATCTTAATGATATGACTGTGGCCGCCATAGAGGCGTATAAAACCGACGGCTGGATCGGACTTGCCGGGGCTATTACTGGCCTGTCTGACCCCATCAGCAGCGCAAAGGATAAGTTTGACGACTTTGCATCCTCTGCAGTGACTTGGCTTGACCAGTTGAGTTACAAGCTCAACCGATTTCTTGGCAAAGCGGCAACTGCCGATTTTGACACCTACGAAGAATATGCCGCCGACCAGCAGAAGCAGCGCAACCGCGACCGGCTGCGGCAGGATGCATTAGAGGGTGTCGGCATCAGCAACAAGAGCTGGTCTGAGCGGCAGGCTGAGCTTGCTGCTGCCGCTGGCACCGGCGGCAGCTCTATCACTACTGGCGGCAGCAGCGGGAGCTCTTCCAGCGGAAAGCCTGGCTCAAAGTCCACCACCGAAACGGTCATTTCGTCCATCTCCAGAACGGCTACGACCACCGCTCAGAATGCTCTCGGCACCGTGACCACCAGCATCCAGACTCTGAGCGAAAAGGTCAAGGACAGTGCGGGCAGCATCAAAGACCGCATCACCGAGACCACCACCGAGACCGGCAAGGAGATGGTCAACGGAATCGAGACCACCTATAAACAGGTGGAGACCAAGGTCAACGGCGTGGTGACCAAAACCACAAAGACATACGACGATATGTCAAAAACGCTGGCGGCTACCCTGACCCGCACCACCAGCAAGGTAGAGGGCGGCGTGACCACGGCGATCCAGGAGGTCACCAAAAAATACGCCGACAACACCGAACATATCGAAAAGACCGAGACCATCACCGAAGAAAACATCGTCGATGGAGTGGCCCGGACCACCAAGACCATCAACACCTATATCGACGGTGTGCTCCAGAACACCAAGGTCGACACCGAAGAGGCCGAAAAAAGCATTCAGGCTGCGCTTTCCCGCACCGAAAAGTATATCTCCGAGATTCAGGGGCAGTCTGACAAAGGCATTTTCGGGCTGGTGAAGTCTCTCTTTACTGACATCAAAAACAAAGACGGCAAGGCCATCGCCGGGGATGTGGTAAAGGTCATTTTCGGACAGGTGACGCAAGAGCAGCGAAACACCATTCTGAAATGGGCAGACGATGCAATGACCGCCATCAATGAGCACTACGCGCAGGGCGGCATTCAGGGGGCGCTGCAGAGCATTGCAGGCCTCTTCAGCAACGGCATCACCCCGGCGGTCAACGGCTCCACCAAAGAAGTGCAGAGCTTTGCCGCCGCCATGAAGGGCCTTTCCGGCACCGGAGGCTCTGGCGGCATCGTCAGCAGCATCCTCAAGCTGTTCGGCGGCGGTACAAAGGCTGCGGCGGCTGCCGGTGAAGCCGGGGCCGGGCAGGCCATTGCGTCCGCAGCGGGCGGAGCAGCCTCCTTCTTCCCGGAGTGCCTTGCTGTGCTGGCCGTCATCGCGGAGGGCGTTGTAGGCTTCAAAATGGGCCAGAACGCCCGCGCCCGCGAGGATTCTGGCGAAGAGCGCTCTCTGGGAAGCAAGCTTCTCTCCGGCGCACTTCTGGCGGCCACCGGCCCCATCGGCTGGATCAGCTACTTTTTCGGCAAAAAGTTTGGCAAAAAGTCCTCGTCTTCGCCTGCTGCGGCAGAAAGCGCCTCGTCTGGTGCCATGAGCTACCTTGACATTCAAGACGCCTACTGGTACGGCAACGAGCGGGCTTTTGCGGGCTACGACTACCGCAGCGACCCCTTTACCTACAACCCCAACAACAATTCCGTTCCCAAATATCAGGCAGAGATACAAGCCCAGCTTGCAAAGCTGAGCACCGTAGTGGAGCAGTATCTGCCCGACGTGGCAAACCAGCAGATCGTGCTGGATGACGGTACCATTGTGGGCGCTCTCGCCCCAGGCATGAACGACCAGCTGGGCCATATCCAGATGCTTGCAGAAAGGGGCAACTGAGATGTACGAGATTTTTGCGTATCCCTACGGTGACCCCGAAAACAAGCTGACCGTCTATCAGCCGGGCAACCGGCAGGCTGTGGTGCTGTCACCCAAGCTCACCCGCGAGGTGAGCAAGGGCGGCAGCCTTACTTTTACCATGCTGCGCACCCACCCCTGCTACGAATCCATGCAGAAGATGTCCACCGCTGTGGCGGTGCATCAGGACGGCAAGGAGATATGGCGGGGCCGGGTGCTCAGTCACGAAGCCGACTGGCTCAACCGCCGGGTCATCTACTGCGAGGGAGCTCTCAGCTATTTCAATGACAGCTGCATCACCCCCTTCAACTACGAGGGCAAGCTGAAAGATTTTTTGGAATACCTCATCAAAGCCCACAACTCCCAGATCTCCGGCGGCAATGGCTACGAGGAGCAGACCAGCTACGACAAGATGAAAAAGTTTGAGCTGGGCAGGGTGACTGCCGCCCTCGGCGACCTTGTGGTGAGCTACGGCGACCGCAACCAATACGGCGTGGGCGAGGACTACGGCAGCACCTGGGACATCATCAGCAAAATGGTGCTCAAGACCTACGGCGGTTACGCTTACTGCACCTATAACTCCACCACCGGCATGAACGTGCTAAACTACTGCGACCAGGCATACGAGGCTGACCGGCAGACTGCCCAAAACATCGAATATGGCGTGAATCTGCTGGATTTTACCGAAAAGACCGACACCAACGACCTTTTTACCCGCATCTGGCCGATGGGAAACAAGCACACTGTCGAAGAGACCAAGACCCAGTGGAAGTACAAATTCCTGTGGTTTAAGTGGGGCTCGACTACTGTGACGACCGGCACCCACGAAGAGCGCTACGGCATCAACGGCACGAGCCAGAGCGCTGTGGACAAGTACCTCCCGAAGAAGGGTTACAGCTGGAATCGGGAGTACGGGTGGATCCAGAACGACGAGGCCGTGAAAAAGTTTGGCGTGGTCTCAAAAATCAGGGAGTTTGACACGGACAGCAGCGACGCCACCTTTGCCGCTGCGGTGCAGGACCTGGAAAAAAACGACCTCATGACCATGAGCTATGAGGTCAAGGCCGTTGACCTTGTGGATGCGGGCTATGATACCGAGCGGCTGACCTTTGCCAGCTTTGCCCATATCATCAGCAAGCCCCACAGCATCGACGTTATCATGCTCTGCACCAAGCTTGTGGAGCCGCTCGACCACCCGGAGAAGAAGGAGTACACCTTTGGCATGACCCGGCGCACCCTCACTGACCGGGCCGTGGCAAATCTTGGCGTGACCAACGAGCTCTCCGAAAAGACGGCATCCACCAGCCGCTACGCCAGCGCCACGCAGGTGGACACCACACAGGCGGGCAAGACGGCCAGCGACTTTATCGACTACACACCCGCCTCCGGCATGACCGTTGGCCACGCCAGCATCACGGCCAACATCCACTTCGGGACGGACGGCCTGACATTCTCCGGCGTGAAAAACGGCACCAAGCTGCAAAGCTGGTCGGGCTCCACCTTTGCGGCCCAGACCACGAGCACAGACCTCTCCGGCTATGCGGCGGTGCTGCTCACCTACGACGGAGACGCCGCAGCGTGGGCTGCCGCCGGGGGCAGTGGCCGGGCCTTTGCGGTGCTGCCGGTGAACGGCAAGACCTACTCCATCCTCTTCCCCGGCGCTCTGGCCCAGCGGCGGGACGTCAAGGCGTCCGAAAGCGGCGTGACCTTTGGCAGCGGATACCGACAGACAGCCTCCGGGGCATGGCAGCGGGACGATACCGCCTGCCTGCCCATGGAGCTGCAGGGCTTTATGTAAAGGAGCGTGATTTTTATGGGCAAGCTCATGGGGGCAAAAATCGGCTCTCTGCACACCTTGGACGACCTCGGCCTTTACCTGTTGGTTGGCAGCCCGCTCATCTCCGGTGCAGAGCCGGACAAAAAGCTTGTGCAAGTGCCGGGCGGCGATTTTCTGCTCGACCTCACCCGGGCTGTGGACGGCAAGGTACACTACCTCCAGCGCACTATCCGGCTTGACCTCAAATGCAAAGCTCCGCCGGATGAGCGCCGCAAGGTGCAGAGCATCCTCGAAAACGCCTTGCAGGGGCAGTGGCTGCGCTGCGTACTGGACGAGGACCCGGCCAACTTCTGGGTTGGTCTGTGGACGGTGTCGCCCCAGAGCAGAGACCGGCATACCGGCACATTTTCCATCACTGGCACGTGCAATCCCTACAAGTACAATGCCACCGCCTACGCGGGCGCAGATTGGCTGTGGGACGATTTTTATTTTGATGAGGACGTCATCTATGACGAGCCTACGGAGGTAAAGAGCCTGTGAACAAAACTTTTGAAGAAAACATCAACGACGTCCGCAAGGCAAAGCGGGGCGTTGAGGTGCGGGAGGCGATGGCCGAGAGCCTTGAGTATGTGGAGGGCTTTGCCTCCACCGCTACCCAAAAGGCAGAGGAGGCCGCAGCCAGCGCCAAAACTGCCGCCGAGGCCAAGGAAGCCGCCGCTGCCTCTGCCCGGACCGCAGAACAGCAGGCGGGCATTTCCACGCAGCAGGCCGAGACTGCCACACAGCAGGCCGAGGCCGCCGAAAGCTCCAAAGCTGCCGCTGCGGAGTCTGCCAAGCGGGCAGAGGCGGCTGCCAAGGAGACCGAGGGCCGCGTCACCACCGACCCCACCCTCACCATCTCGGGCGCGCCCGCAGACGCCAAAGCCACCGGCGACCGCATCAACGCTATCAAAATCGAGACCGACAAGACCCTCACCATCTCCGGTGCTGCGGCGGACGCCTCTGCCGCCGGTGTGCGCCTGCGGATGCTGGAGATGACCCTTGGCACGCCGGTTGAGGGCAGCGCCTTTATGACGGCCTTTGACACGCTGGACGGCGTGGCACTTGAGGGTGTGTGGAACAAGGCAATGAGCCGGGTGGAGTTTTGAGGAGGTGATAGACTATGGCAACAAGACTTGGTGATATGGCGGTGGGCAGCACCGTTAAAATCAAAGTGAACGGTACGGTCAAGGACTTTATCATTGTGCATCAGGGCAAGCCGTCCAGCATCTATGATGATTCCTGCGACGGAACGTGGGTGCTGCTTAAAGACATTTACACCACCAGCACGTTTGGCAGCAGAAACAACTCCTATAAGGATTCCAGTATCCATTCCTACCTGAACAGCACCTTCTATGACCTGATTGATTCCGACATCCGTGCTGTTATCAAGCAAGTCAAGATTCCGTACTGGTATGGCACCGGCAGAGACGGAAGCCTTGCCACCGGTTCCAACGGCCTGAGCACAAAGGTGTTCCTTCTGTCCTGCTATGAAATCGGCGCGAGAAACGGTTACGGTATCCCGAACGATGGTGCAGAGCTTGACTACTTTAAAAGCGGCGACCGTGTCGCCTATGGCAGCGGCGGCGCTACCACCTGGTGGCAGCGCTCTCCGCAAACCGGAAACACCTACAACGTCTGGTTCGTCAATTCGGCTGGCTCTAGCAACGTCAATAACTACGGCAATTCCAACGGTGTTCGCCCCGCTTTTGTACTGCCCTCTTTACTCGTAGTATTTAACGATGGCACCGTGACCGGAAACTTCGCCCCCGAAGTGACCAGCGATTCCGGAGCTACCGGGACAGAGCTTGGAGAGAAAAACGCCCCCTTTATGGTGGGGTACACCGTGACAGACAAGGACGGCGACCCCATGACAGTGACGGAGAAGCTGGACGGGACAGAACAGGTTGTAAAAACAGAGGTGGCTACCGGGACTGCCCTCACGGTGGAATGGCTGAGCGAAAAGGTAGGCTACCAGCAGGTGCTGAACGGCAGCCACACCATCACCCTGACGGTGAGTGACGGCAAAATCTCGGTGGACTGGACGGCCACCTTTACCAAAAATGTCACCGGTGCGCAGGTGAGCCTGACCGCGCCCCTGACGGCAGACGACACCATTACGGTAGCCTCCATGACGCTGGAAGGCACCCTGCCGACAGACATGGGCCTGACCGTGGAGATGACCAACAACGCCTTGGACGAGGCCCCGGTGTGGGAGAAATGCACGGATGTACGTCTGGGCGAGAGCCGGGCCTTTGTACACCACGTCTTTACCAACAAGACCGCCGCCCGGGGCTTTGCATTCAACTACAAGGTGACGATTGCCCGGGGGACTTCCGGCGTCGGCGGCAATATCACCATGATTGGAGGTGTTATCGGATGAGTCTTTGGAAGATGGATAAGAGCCTGAAAGAGCTCCACAAGAAGCTGGAAGAGGAGCAGAAGCTCAGGGAGCTGCCCGGCCTCGTGGCGGAGATCGAGGACGCCATGTGCGAGCAGGACATGGAATCACAGGAGCGGCTGGCGGCTATCGAGGACTCGCTGTGTGAGCTGGACGACGAGAAATTGGAACTTGCCAAACGGATAGGTGCTCACCATACCATCAATTCCATGACAGAAAATGTACA